ATGGCGATCAGTGACACCAAATTAAGAAAGCTGCTAGGTAAAAATCAAATACCGTGCATATTATCGCATAGAGATAGTTTAAGTGTAAGGGTATCTGCAAAGGGCACAATTACATGGCAATACCGTTGCCGTGTTGATGCTAAGCAGGTAATTATCACGCTAGGGCGTTATCCTGGGCTAAGCATCAAAGAAGCACAAGACTACATACCGCTGTTTCAAAATTGGTTAAGCCAAGACAAAGACCCACGCCTAGAGCTTAAGCTCATGCGTAACAATGCCAAGGGCTTGCCCACAATGGCAGAAGTTGCAGCAAAGTGGTTAGATAAAAAAGTACCTGACCTAAAAGAAAGAACCCAAACGTTATACACAAACCAAGTTAGCAAATGGATTGTGCCAATCCTTAATGATAAAAACATGCCAATTGATTTAATGACCATTAAAGATTGGATAACCTACTTTGATGACGTAAAAAAATTAGGTAGCGCAAAAACAGCCGGCACAATATTAGTACGCATAAAATCAATAATAGGATGGGCTGAAAAACGCGGTGAAGTAAAACCATTTAACCCCGTACTAACTCTAAATATAAACGATGTTGGCGAACAAGCATCGGTAGGCCAGCGAGTAATGCGCTTTGATGAAATTGCAAAACTATGGATTCAAATTGAAAGCTCAAAAGCTACACCCGCAACTAAAGCATGCCTTCAGCTAATTTATATAACAGGGGCTAGGCAATCAGAGGTTCGTTTAGCCAAGTGGGAACATTTCGATTTTGAAAACAACATTTGGACGGTACCACCCGAAAACTCAAAAACAAATAAAGCCATTCGCAGGCCAATATCAACCAAGATGAAAAGCATTTTAAATACGCTTGCAATGGTATACGGCCGTAATGGATATTTAATACCAGGTAGCAATCCACACAAAGCAATGACCACCCATAGTATTAATCGCTATTGCTGTCGAATGTGGGATCACCTATTTGAAAAATACAAAATACCCAAGTTCCTACCGCACGATGCCCGTCGTTCTTTATCTACATTGCTCAGTGAAAATGGCGTAGCACCACATGTAACGGAAAAAATGTTAGGCCATACAATGCGAGGAGTAATGGCTGTATATAACAAACATGATTGGATAAAAGAACAGGCAGAAGGGTATGAGTTATATTGTCAGCTTATTGATGATGCTATCTTAGAAACACTGAACAAAAAAGGGCAAAATTAAAATGGAAGAAAGCAAAGAAATCATTAAATTTGTTTTTGATTGGAGCACATTTATTGCGTGCTTAGCGTTTTTTGTTGCTGTGCATCAAGCTTGGATTAGCCGTAAGCATAATAAGTTATCCGTTCAACCATTAATCTATGATTTTATGGAGGAGGGTGATAAATGGTTCACATACTCAATCAGAAATAAAGGTCATGGCGTGGCTAAAATTGAGTCTTTTAAATACCACTGGGCAGGTCAAGAAATAACTGACGAAGAGCTAAGAAATAAAGTAAACCCATATATTAAACATAAAGATCATTTTAAAATAACTAATCTTGGCAGTGGTTTCGGCATGTCAAATGACGAAACATTTAAATTGATAGATTTAACAGTAGTTTCTGACGGAATAAGCGATATACCAACAGATAGGTTTAAAAAGATAATTAATCTAATTGTTACTAATTGCAGGGTGGAAATTAAATATAAATCATTATACAACGAAGAGTTTTCATTCGAGACCAGTACATCAGCTATTGATTTGAGTCTATATAAAGTGGAATAAAATTAGCAGGGGAAATACATAGGTCATCAAATATTGAATGGAATCATAAACTGACCTTTGATGTGTACAGTTATCACCGTTGTCTCTTGTAGTCTCCTAGTGTCTCTTGCTGTTTTGTGAGCCAATATGCTACTATTTGGTTGTGGGTACAATTAATGACACCCAGAGATTTGGTTGTGGGTACAGTTAATGGGCTCCCAACAATGTAATTAATAGGCTTTTTATTAAACTAAAATGGCTTTTATTTATAGCTAAGAATGGAGCTGTAATGAAAAATAAAGTTATCCAATTAAGCGAAGTAAAAAAAGAGAATGAAGCAACAGAGCAGTTCTTAAATTTACTTGATGCTGACATTAAAGCAGGAAATGTAAAAAAAATTCCTGATTCTGTATTTGATCGTATCGCAGCAATCAAGCACAAAGCACTTGTTGCACGTCAAAATAACGAATTAATAGAGATGTAAATGTACTGGGAAAAGTATTGGCATACTGTATTTGAGAATAGATACACGGAAGTATTGGATCAGGTCGAACGCGAAGCCAAAAAAGACCCAGAACACTTTTACGAATCTGCAATCTACAAATTATTTGAATGTGTTACAGATTGCATAGAAAATCGCATATTTATAGATCCTCAAGCACCAGCTTTTATACTGGGCAATACATTAGGTAAAAGTAACCGTGATTGGCGAAGAGCCAAAAAGGGTATGCCTAATCGATATCGTTTGTTTTTTAAGTTTTCGAGTACAAATAAAGCTATAGTTCTTGCTTGGTTTAACGACCAGTCAACACTTCGTAAAGATGGTAGTAAAACAGATGTTTATGAAGTTTTTAAAAAAATGCTATTAAAAGGGGTAATACCCAGTAGCATTGAAGAGCTGATAGAGCAATCAACAGAATTTAATAAACAAGCCCGCTAATAGCGGGTTTTTTGTTACTTCGTTGCTTATCTATTATTTATAAAATAAATATTGTTCAGATGGAAGAAGAATAAAGATGCTTAAATCTGTTTTACACATAAATATAGGCTTTTTAATGGGGGTTGCTGTTACATCTTTGTTTTATGTAGGTATGCCAATAATTTTAAATGAAAAGTTTTATCCTTTTGCATCAGCAATTGCTGTAGTTTTTTCTGCGGTGCTTGCTTTTACTTCAGCATTTTATACGTTACGAATTAATAGCAATAAAGCAATAGAAAAAAATACTATAGAGGCTATTGAAAATGGTAAAGGTAAAATAGGTGCTGAATTTCTATTTATTACAAGTTATTTGAAAAAGCATCAATTATGCGAACATGAGGCTTTAAGTGAATTGGCCCAACGTTATACTGAATATGAAGAAATAGCTGGAATAACAAAGACTTTAAATGAACTTGAAAGTATATGTAGTAATGCATTATCTGGATATTATGATTGGAATATAATTGTAAAAAATAGGGGCGCAACAATTATAAACGTCTGGGAAAAACTAAAGCCTTACTTAGAGGAGCGTAGAAGAATACAGAAAGCATTAATTTCAAAAGATTACCCCACATTAAAACACGACAAATTTTTACCATTTCACTCTATAGAAAAAGCATATGATCATTTGAGAAAAGATCCATATAATAATCGAAAAGAAGCCAAACTTTTAGCTTTAGCGTCTTTATGCTTACTTATACCTTGTTCACCAGCTCTAATAGCTATTTATTTTAATTTATTTTTGTAGATGTTTATTAACAGTAATTTACATAATATACCTCTCATAAAACAAGTTACTAAACTATCTAAGAAATTAAAAAACTAGAATTGTATTGTATGCATTAATAGGTAAGTAAATATTGGGACATAAAGCCCCAATGTTCTCTATTGTTTATATTATGTTAAGTATCGATAAAATTTCACAAGATATTTTTATATAAAAATAAAATAGCGCTGCTTGTAAATTTAAGATTTCTAGTTGTAGTTTATAGTTCATTTTATAGCTTCTCCTTTGTTGGTTAAACGGTGAAGCTATTTTGACACTATACCGAAAAGCAGTTAATTTGATGAAATATAAATATTTAAGGAAAATACGGTGAATCACAAGCCACTATCAAAGAGCTGGTTATTTTGGTTGATTTTCATTTTTGGAGTCGTAACAGCAATTGTAACTACAGTTGTTATTACTAGTAACAATAACTTTATACGTTGCGCTGATGTTCAATGTTTCTCGAATTTTTTAGAGTATTTTGTAATTCCAATAAAAATCCTATCCGCCACTTTTTTTGTAGCTGGTTTTGTCGCTGTTATTCATCGAAGCAAACAGACATATCATCAAATTGAGATTTCTTTAAAGCAAAATTCTTTTAAAAATTATTTAGATCATAAAGCAGAGCTAGCTGAGGTACTTAATGCTTTTGAGGAAGAATTCCAAGTCGAGGTAAAAGGAAAGCACAGTCTTTATAGGAAGTTATTTCCAAGGAACAGTACGCAAGAGGTTTCTTTTCTTACTCACGCTGATAATGATGGAGATATTTTTATAGACAATACAATTACAAACTTCCATAAATGTATTGATAAATACAATGAGTTTGGCAAGGTTTATTCGAGTAAAAAAGATATGACGCCTAATCAATACTTTTCACGTTGGTTGGCAGACTATTTTCTTTTAACTATGGAATTAGGTTTTTATGAAAAGAGTACAAATAAAACTCATAGTGATTGGTACGGACATTTATCACCAGACTTATTTAAAGGTATTCCTAAAGATATTGAAAAACATATTTTAACGCTTGGAAAACTATTATTAGAGCTTCAACATTTTTGTTACCCAACAAAGAATGAAAGAGTGGAAATATATTTCCCCACTCATTATCACAAAATGAAAGGGTTAGTTCACTTATATAGCCAGCCTAAAAATTAAAAATTATAAGTTTTTGAGTTTAGACTTTCTAAGTGCTCTTTTCAGTAAAATGTTCGAATACGAGAGATTATCTTGATTTAAGTACATTTCAATCCCAACTTTACCAAGAGCAGGGTAAAGGTGACTGCGCATTTCAGATTCTAAATCTTCTACGAGTTCACTGACCTCATCTGATTGAGATTTCTGTTTTAGTTTATCTAGCAAACTTTTTACTTTCTCTTGGTACTCAGCATTTTCTACTTCAAGAGTCTTTAATTCAGTCTCTTTACTTTCAATCATTGTACTTAAAGATTTAACAAACGAGCCCATCTCATCGGCGCTGCCAGCTAACCGATTAAAAATATCTAAAAAGGCGGCGATATCCTCATTATCAGAAAAGTTAGGATATCTAATTTTATGGTCAATCTCACTCCAGCCTTCCTCAAAAATAGTACGTACTTGTACCTCGGTGAATACTTTTGATTTATAAGGTGACGTTGAAAAAACAAAGTGTATTGAGCGGTAACCAGCTTTATGTTCCTTCACCACCCAAGAATTTTCTTTTTCATCTTCTTCACTATCGCCCTTGCGAATATAAGCGGTTATTGCTTCAGCTTTTTCCCATGTGTTTTCTAAAGCTTTAAGAATATCTTTAGAATCTTGCTTAAATAAATGAAGTGCGCGAATACCAATTAAATCAGTCACCATTTCAAAGTAGTTATTTACAGAAATTTTAAGGTAGTCTTTATTGTATGAACCAGAGCGTTGTGTAGTTTTACGTACTATTTTTTCCATCAAATGCTCAGGGTCTTTAATTCTCCAGCGCACAGAATGAACTTTAGCAAAGCGTTGGATTGTTTTTGCGTATGATTCAGCTAAATTTTCAAGGTTATAGATTTTAGATTGATGATCAGCACCAATTGATTGTATTAGCTTCCAGTCTAGTGCGCATTTAGTGAATTCTTCTTCAGTGATGTTATTTCTAGATAGAAAATCGTTTAATTCCATTTCTTGAATATTCATGTTATTTCCTTATTTTAAAGCGACTTACCTGTAAATATAACTTTTCCTACCAACGTGCAATTGCCGTTTATTGGGATTAGTTGTTCAGGCCAGTTGGGGTTGGCGGCTTTTAAGAATTTGTGGCCACCTTCGATTATTAGTTGTTTGAACGTGGCTTGGTTGTCGTCGTCTAGGCGGGCTACTACATAGGAACCATGGATACATTCGGCTTCTGGGTCTACAAAAATTAAATCACCCTCATCAAACTTTGGCTCCATGCTAATGCCTTGCACTTTTAATACAAACGTAAGATCACTGCAATTAACAGGGCACATAAAACGTTCTGCGTCATACGCTTTAATTTCACTTATTTCTGACCAAGCACCGGCTTGCACCCAGCTGATTAGTGGGGCTGTATTTTTAATTGTTGGCCCTGGCATAACGTTATTATTTTTATTTTCACTGATACCAAACTGTAAAAATTCAGGGGTGCATTGAAGCGCTCGCGCTAACGCTTCAATGTTACGTGGGTTTTTGGTGTCACCCTTTTCTAGTTTTTGTATAGAGTTTTGTGCAACACCTACCAACTCGGCTAATTGATGCTGAGTTAAATCTAATGCTTTCCTTAGCTTTTTAACACGATTTGCAATATCCATATTATCTCCAAAAGGTTTATTTTTAACACTTTAAGTGTGGTTGGAATAGATTATCACAACTTTAAGTGGTTTTAGTCAAATCGCTATTATTGGTTTTAATTTCATAAATACAACCAAAAGTGGTTTACAAACCAATAAAAGAGATCGTATTATAGAAAAAAGTGGTTAGAAGCTATCGGAGATAAAAAATGTCAGCCATACAAAAGGCGGTAAAAATAATTGGTGGGCAAACCAAGCTCGCTAACATTCTAGGTACTAAGCAGTCAGTTGTATTTCATTGGCTCAGTCGCCACGGTCAAGCCCCAGCGAAATACATTCCACGTATTTCAGAACTAACAAACGGTGAAGTATCGGTAAACGATTTACTGGCCGATCATCAAAAAAGCAACAAGGAAGATGCAGCATGAGTACAGAAATTGAAGTAGACCCAATTGATGTAATGGATATTAGCGAGCGGACAGAAGCGTTAATGGATGATGAGCGTTTTACTATGTCAGAAAAAGTGGCAATGGCAGCTTTAGATTATAAAAGTGCGTTAAGCCACGATTACTTTGCCGCTGCGCATGGTGGAGTTGATAAGTTTAAAAACCAGCTTTTTACACTGGTAGATAAATGGTTTGAAGATTTTAACCCCGGTGAGATTGAATGATTTTATCAGCGGTGGTTTCACCCCAGCTTGTTGAGCGAACAATATTAACACTGCGGCCATCGTTAATGCGTTGCGCTATGTCGGCTAGCTTTTTGGCGTGTTTTTCAGGCCAGTTGTTTTCGATAGCGAGCAAAAGTACTTCATCTTCACTTAAGGCAATGCCTTTTTTGTGGAGCGCTTTAAATAAGCATTTTGCTTTTGAGTCGTCAACTGGATGGGTGAGCCCATTTGCAGGCGTAAGACTGCTTGAAAGCGCTTTTATGCAGTCGCTCAAGATTGGGTTTGGCATAGGTTTTTCCTCTTTGTTTTGGTTGGTGGTTTTTCGCACTTACAACTTACCAGAACAAAGAGGGATTTTAAATAAACAGGTACAGGAGTGTGCAGCATGAGCACTGAACAACAAATTATTTTATTAGATATTCACCCAGACGCAAAAGCAGTGTTGTTTGCATTACTGCAAGAAAACATTCAGTTGCGCACGGAGCTTGAAGAGCAAAAAGACCGCTTAGTAAACACCCGTGAGGCGATGGAAGTGATGGGTTGTGCCCACGCTAAGTTTTGGAAGCTTAATAAGTTAGAGAACTTTCCTAAGCCGGTGCAGTTTGGCAAAAGCAACTATTACCGCATAAACGAGCTAATAGCGTTTAGAACACAGCATCAAAAAAGCGTAAATAACTAGGAGCAAACCATGACAAATGCATTAGTTAAACAAACCAATAACGCACAACCAGCGCCATTAAAAGCAGTAGAAGGGCGTCACATACCAAAAGGCTTAGCTGAAATAAAAGCATTAATGAGCGATAGAACGCGCACACCAGGTTATGTGTTTAATGCCGTTTTAACTGAGCAACAACGAAAGTTAGTGTGCTTTGCTGCGGGGCTTAAACAGCGTCATGTAGAAATGAGTTTTTATAAATTCAGCATTCAAGAACGCAATGCAGTGCATAAAGCAATTTTAGCATTACAAGATATTGTTGCTGCTTTTACTGACGCTAACGTTCTTGGCCGCGAAAACTTCGAAAGAACCCCGCCTAAGTTTGATGTTGTTCCGCATTTAGTTGAACAGTCAAAAACTGATTCACAACCACACTAAGGATTGAACATGAGTTCACGAAATCGCGGTACGGTTAGCAACAAAGACGATTACTACGTTACACCTCATTGGTTAATTAGTGAGTTTTTAGACGCAGTAAACCCAGCAAGCCCACACGCTAAAACGCCCCTTGATTTAGGTAACGACATACTCGACCCAAGCGCCGGTGGGTGTGATAAATACGCAATGAGTTACCCAGCGGTATTAAACATACATGGTTATTTTAATGTTGAAAGTTGGGATATTCGCACCGATAGCCGCGCCAGTAAAAAAGGGCACGACTTTTTAAGTGTTAAAGGCAAAGAGCAATACGACACCGTGATCACTAATCCACCGTTTAGTATTTCTGAAGAATTTTTAAATAACGCGCTTACGTATGTTAAACCACACGGTTTAATAATCATGCTGCAACGTGTGAATTGGCTAGGCACACAAAAGCGTTTTGAAATGTGGCAAACCATGCCGTTACATTCTGTGTTTGTTCACCACAAACGCCCAGGCTTTGATCCTGAAAAGCCAAGTAAAACCGACTCAATAGAATACGCCCACTTTGTATTTTGCAAAACTGCAAAAGAAAACCTCACACCAAACCTGTTTGTAATTTAACCCCTAAGGAATATTAAAAATGACCACTATCAAAGACCAAGATCTATCTAAAAAACAGTTAATACTCAATATAGTTTTACACGCTATTGAGCAAGCCAATTTTACTATTCGACTTTTAAACAAGCGCAGCACGGTGCACATGCTTATGCAGTGCGAAGACACGTTGACTGATTTACTACCAATCGTAAAAATGATTGCTGACGATGACGTTAATTTTGAACGAGCATACAGCCTAATGAGCATTGCATTAAATGCCGTACAAACTGGTGGCGAACCAATGGAAATAGAGCTGTAACGCCGTGGCTAACCCAATCCCGCTCGACCTTGAAACCCTTAGACTATCTGGTATAGCTAAGGGTTTAATTTCGTCTATAAACGATATTGATGACCGTAACTTTTTAGCGCGTGGTTTACAGAGCGTACCAGTGCCTTTGCAAAGCCGAATGGCCCGTAAGTATATTGACCGCTACAACCAGAACAAGGCGGGTAGCCAATACCGCGCTAATACATGGCTGCGCCGCACCATTGCCCGTTTAAAACCGCGCTTTGGTGTGCTGTTTAGTATTACTCAAAATATGCCATTGCCATGGCATATTTTAAGCAGTATTGAAAAAACCAAAAAACACGCAGGCACACTCGCTATGGAGTGTGTGCAAATTACCCTTGACGTAAGCGAAGAACACCAACGTTTAAGCTATGAAAAATTAGTACGTTTGACGTATGAAGCCGTAAGCGATCATGCAAAGTCGTTTGGTGTGAACGTACCATTTTATAGCATGCGTGAAGACGACCTACCGCAAGAATGCTTTGAAATTGCGTTGCTTAAAATGCAGTGCGATAAGTGGTGGGCCCGCCAGTTAAAAACCCTACGTAAGCAGTTTTTAGAATTACTAGAAATTGCCACAGGCCAAGTAGGGCGTGATTTATACTACGACAAAAAAAGCAAAAAGCCTAAACGCCGAGGTATTAGCCCGTATTCATCAAAACAAGCACAACGCGAATTTAGCTTTGCCCAAGCAAGTGGCCGCCAGTTTTTAGAAATGATGGAACTGCAAAGCAGTGACGGCGATGTAATTGACCTAATTGAAGCCGTAAAAAGCGGCATGGCAAACCCTGCTAACCGCCGCAACGAATTAATGTTACGCATCCGTGAAACCGAAGAGCTAGCCGACGAAATGGGCTATGTTGCTATGTTTTATACTATTACTTGCCCTGCGCGTTTTCATGCCAATGCAAGTACGTGGGACGGTTCAACACCTAAAGATGCCCAAAATTATTTAACTACTACGTGGGCACGTGCACGCTCCAAATTAAACCGCCGCGACCTTAAATACTTTGGTGTACGTGTAGTAGAGCCACATGCTGACGGTTGCCCGCATTGGCACATGATGTTATTCATGCCAAAAAATAAGCTTCAAGAAATCAACGCTATTTTGCGTTGGTACTTTATTCAAGAAGACAAAGCCGAGCTTTACGATCGTTACGGCCCTGAACTTACTCGAGCAAAAGTGTTTAACAAATTTGTAGATATAAACACCCACGGCACGCACATAAAAACGGTTGAGGCGTGTGTTAAGTACCGTGCGCACACCGAGAAAACCCACTTATTTAAACTGTATAAACAAAAGCGCAGTGATTGGGGCTTTGCAAAAAAGAAGGCTAACGAAGTAGCGATACAACGCAATAAAGAAGAAGCCGAAAAAGCCAAAGCTGAAAAAAGAGAACCTAAAAAGTTTAAGGCGAAAAATCACAAAGCACCTACCAAATTTTACCGCACATTTAGCCCACGCTTTGACGCTGTAAAGCTAGATAAAAGCAAGGGCAGTGCAGCGGCCTACATTGCTAAATACATCAGTAAAAACATTGATGGCTATATGCTTAGCGATCATGTTGACGCTGACACAGGCGAAAACCTGCAAGAGCAAGCTAACCCTGTTTTAGCCTGGGCTAGCACATGGAATATTCGCCAGTTTCAATTTCAGGGGTCGCCAAGCGTTACGGTTTGGCGAGAGCTTCGCCGTATGCGTACCGTTGTGAAAGACGAAATTATAGAGCCTATTCGTTACGCCGCAGATAACGCTAACTGGAAAGACTACGTAAAACTACAGGGCGGTATGTGTATTGGCCGCGCCGCTAATTTTAAATCAATGTATGAAGCTACCCCAATGGGCAATGACTACGCCGAAGTAGTACGCCGTATTAAGGGTGTTGTAACCAACGTTGATTACAAAGCCGTGCTTACGCGTTTGTTTAACAACGTGCATAACGTAACGGATGCAACCAGCTTAAAAACCCGCCTTATCGAATGGACCAGACAACTCAAGGGTACAGCAGAAAAACTCGCAGCTAAGGCTAGCTCCAACGTCGGCGCAGCCGACCTATCTTGGTCTAGTGGTAATAACTGTACGCCTATAGCCGTGGGCTCTAGCGCCGAGTTAATACTCGATATGGTGGGGTGTGATGAAAAACAGATCACAGAGGTTAAAAAGGATCTAAATAGCGGTAAGAGGATCGCCAGAGACGGCCAAATTTACCAAATTAAAAACGGCCAACTTCATGTTTTAGACGAAACCGCACAAATAAAACACAACAAGCACCTCGCTATTGAATACCGAGCAAAAACACTCGCCCAAAAATCGGCAAGCTGGCATGTAACAGAGAGTCACTGGCAGCAAGCCCGCCAATTAGTAGACCTAGCTTACCAATACGCACAGCTAGACGGGCGCGAAACACTTAATGCAACACGCAATGAACTCGGTGAGTTACATTATGGCGAGCCTAAAAACGGCCTTATCAAAATTGGCGATTGGGACTTAGCAATTTTAGTAAACAACGGCAGTGCATCAGCAATCAGCAATCAGCGATAACGATTTGTGGTCACTGGATTTAATGGCGTAGGAGATATTATGAATAACCAAAAAGCAGAAGAGAAAATGCTAGAAACAGGGAAATTTTATACCGCGCTTCAGATCAGAGAGAGTTTGGGGTATCAGCAAACCGTGGAAGTGGCTGGCTGTATAATATCTGTATGGGTTCTCGCTATGAAACGGTTGAAACGGAATTAGCAAATCGACGGGTGAAAATCCCCTATATTGACGGCAGTATTCAAATATCAGAATTTACCTAAAAAATGCGTTTAATCACACGTGTTGATTTATCGAAACAAAAATGACTTTAGGCCAGATTTTATAGGTGTTACATAAAGTGTGATAGGAACACTTATTTTGACTCTAATAACAATAAAGGTAAACTACACAAGCTATTGTTTTGGGATGTTAATTTATGAGTTTTATCGTTTGTGTAAAATGTGATAAACCACCCTCTATGTTTGGAAAGAAAGGTGTTGAATGCTGTGATTGCAAAAAACCTCAAATACAACTAGTAAGACCTAAAGCTTTAGCGAGGATTATAGATTGTCTTGATAATCAAATTAAACGTCAGCAAGATTTGAAAAAAAAGCTAATACCTAATTATAAGAATTGGACTGGCTCAAACGGGGAGCCAAAATTTCATATGTTTTCAATGTTTTTTAGCTTCATCACTACTTGTATACCATTTTTCTTTATATTTCTGGGAATACATTTTAATTACTTCTACTCAACCGTGGGAGCTTTTACGTTGTTAGCTATGTTGATTTTTCCAATGTGTATTTTCCCTCTTGGTAATACATCTAATTTACATCGAGAGTTAGAGCGTTTCAAATCAGAAAACTATCCATTAGTACTTGAATACAATAAACTTCGAGACCAAAGCCAAAAAATAAATGAGAAAAAACAGGAAGCATATACTTCAGTGATGTCTGAAGTGCAAAGTTGTTCTAATTTTTTGTATACAACCAAACTAATAGGGCTAACAAGTACATTTACTTACTACACTTTATGCACGCTCGCATTTGCATATCATTACTTTATAAACAAGACAGCTATAGCTGGCCTTGAAACACCAATTGATGCAATTTATTTCAGCCTGGTAACCTGGACCACTTTAGGTTACGGAGATATGTTACCTTTGACAGACTCTATAAAGCTTATCGTTGGGTTAGAGGCAATTTTTGGTCAAGTTATGCTTGCTATACTAGTCGCAAAGATCTTAAGTCATTATCAGAATACTTAGAATGTCGGGCTTCCTCACTATTAACGGTTTACCGCCAACATTAGAAACGGCTAAAAATTAACATACTATATTTGAATAGGGTGTTTATAAGCCAATCAACTCTAATTGCTGTTCACGCGGTAAGTTTTTAAGTAATGATGCGGCAAGTTCTACCGTTGTTTGGCGTGGTGGGTTTAGGTAATGCTTAAATGCTAAGGTACTTACAAACGTTGCTCCACAGTTTTTAACGTTACTACATGAAATATAGAGATCAGCTACATGGGTTGATTGATTTTCTCTTGATGAAATAGTCGCTTTACTTCCACAACTCGGACACATTACCCGCATAACCGCACCAATATAAAGCCATAAAAATTAACTGTGATTATATACAGTATTAATTACCCTGACAAATAAGCATCGAGCTACTAGCTGAGAACTCAAAGGCCAAAAAATTCACTCCTCCTCGCCTTCCGCTTTCGTGCAAAAAACGCGTCAAATTGACAACCCCAGTGACATGCTATTAATCGCCAGCCAGCCCAGTAAAAGGATCTGTAAGTAATTTTAAAAAGATCGCATTGTCAAAAAGTGACAATGTTTGACAATAAAGTGACAACAAAAGATCAAATAGCTGGTGAATAACTCCCACATAAATTATATAGCTTGATATAGCGCAAATTGTTAATCTACTCTGACAATATAATAAAATTATACCCGCACAAATCTTAGAGCCATACTCATGAAAGTTATAATCACCAAAAACTTAAAAGAATCTCATGTTCGAACCGCGAAACACATAATTTATGCTCATCAGAATTTAAATGGTGATGTATATATCGGACAGGCTAAATGTATGGTTAATCGTTGGAATGAGCATATGCAATTAGCCAAATCATTAACTCACCCAGAGAGTATGCAAAAATTTAAACAAGCGTTACGACATAATAAAAATTGGCATCACTATATTATTGCAACTGCTAGCAATCAGGAAAAAGCAGATAAAGTGGAGGCCGCAGCAATTGCTTTTTACAAGCCTAAACTAAATTCCCACCCTGGTAGAAGTTGTGATAAAAGCACTAAGTATGATTTTCAATTATTAGCTCGAGGTGGTAAAGAAGTGGAGCTAGAAGCAGCTAAAATAGATAGATACAAAACTCAAGAGCGATTTACAGATAGAGAACGTAAAACGATTCACTGTAAAGCTATCCTTAAAAATGGGAAGTCGCATATTAGTTTTGAATGTATAGATGATGGTTTTCGCGTTAACGTATCCCATCAAAAGAGGGTCGGTTTTAAAGAAGGGGACATTGTGACTATTTCTTTTGCAGCAAAAGGAAAGACTTTTTATACTACAACGGACTATAGTGATATTAAGTTAGCAGCTAAAAAATAGCGGACTTTGTACTTTTCAAAATACAATAGTGGACTTCAAATAGTTTTGTTAGGTAATAAATGAATATCAGAACAGATAGAACACCAATACACTGGAATTATTTCTTAGCCATAGAAGAAGATATTGCAGATCTTACACGTTGGATTGAGTTTCATGAATCAAATTTCAAGTGTTTTTCGATTCAGCTAGCGAGAGTTCTGATGGTTGCCTCTGCTGAAGTTGATGTAATAGCAAAAAAACTAGCTGATAATATTCAACCAGAGAGCGGGGCTAAGAATATAAAGGATTACCAAAGAATAATCATGGCTGCTTACCCGGAATTTAATACTCATACAATTAAAATACCTAGGTACGGACTATCATTTACTCCTTGGTCTGATTGGGAGCTGCCTGGTACTTCACCGTCATGGTGGCTGGCAAATAATAAGGTAAAACACGACCGGTCAAATTGTTTTGATCAAGCATCATTAGAGAATGTATTAAACTCTGTTGCTGGGTTATTTGTATTAATTGCCATTTATTATCAAGGGCAAACCAGTAGCGTGACACCGGCTCCTTCATTATTTGAGCCATCTCAGTTTGCCCATTTGGATGGGGATTGGCTGGCTTTTCACGGAGGCTAATAAAAGGAAATAACACGAGCGTTGACGTTATTGGATAAAATTTATAAGTCATCTAAAAAATAGAGCTGTTTTTTATTTTAGAAATTTAACAGTTTTACTATTTTCAATAGGAATTTTCATGAATATACAAGAACTATTAATTAAAATATCTCAAGGCGTTATGTCTTATAAACCAGAGTCAGACTCTTTGGAAGATCTTAAACCCTTTCAAGAGATAGTGGGTTTATTAAAGTTTGCTGAAAAAGAAGGCTACATTGTAAGTACAATAACTCAAAAAGAGTGTAGATACCCTGGGGGGTTGATTTGCAATATAGTAGTTAGAGGTGGGTTAACGGATAATGGTAAATCATTCATTAGTAATATTTAGCTGCTTATTATTTATCAAAGCATTTTAATCTGCGTAATTTGCAGTAATAGCTAAAACGCTAGCTTTTAACTAGCGTTTTGCTTATTGTTGCTACGACCACCCCAAAACGCTCTAAACAATCGCATTAACCCAAGGGTTGAAACCGCAATACCCACAATCACAAACTCAAAGTACCAGGGCGCGCCTTTATAGCCCATTGCTTGCCAGCCTTTTTGCATATACGGTTGCATGGCGGGTACAAAATGACACACAAACAACCCCAAAAAGAATAAAATAATGATTTCATCCATAATGGTTTTATCGCGGTTTTTTAAAACCAGCAAGTCATAATCAGCGTCGTTTTGCTCGGCTTGCATACAGCGCTTTGCTTTTGCATTGAACTGAGCAATCTTAAAATTGTTTTCAGCGCGTGCGACATCAGCGGCCATTTCAGCCGCAATGCGTTTACGCTCAACATAGCCGCCGGTTAAATCGGCTATTGGGTCTGTGATGAATGAAACCAGTGTTTTTAACCATCCCATTATTTTATCCCCCTGATCAATTTAATAAATGCTTTTGGGTCTTTGCTAAAGGCTTTAATTAGTTTGTCGAACCCTTCGAGTAAATGCGGGGCCGCGTAGGCGGTTACCCCAATCACGCCTGTTTTTAGGTTTTCATCAAACCCGCGCCATTCACAAAACATGGCTGATAGGTAGGCTGCAAATATCGCAATCAGCACACTCATAAAGTAATGAAAAAACGTAAACTGCCGTTTGCTCAAATACATTTGAATTGCGGCTGCTAAAAAACTCAACATAAGTAATCGCCCCCATTGTTTAATAAATTCGATAACATCTATCCAGCTCATGCGGCTTCCTTGGTAGTTGGGTTTAAGTCTGAATACTCAGGCTCTTTAAATTCAATATGCTGCGCGGCAGGTAAGTAGTTATTAATGCCTAATACGTCTTGCTGCAGGGGCACAACTTCGTTGTTGTAATAAGCGCGGGTGATTTTGTCTAAATCACCAAAGCCTGGGCTGTCGCCAGATGATTGGCCGCTCAGTGCTTCTTGCGCACGGTGCATGCTAAGCATGTCGTTAAGGGTAATCTTTTTAATGCGCTCAAATTCGTCTTTTGTTGATATGTCGCCCACCGGTGTAATGTTTATCGCTTTTTCAGCATCGGCTTTATTACTGCGAAAATTAAAAAACAAACTTCTAAAGTTGCCCACGCCTTTGCTGTCGCGTATGGCATTTTTAAGGGCGGTTTCATCATCAGCGCTTAAATTAGGGTCGGCCATTGAGAATATAAAACCCATGTGCGCTCCGTTCTTGTAATAGCGGCGGCGAAATAACGTGGCATCTTCATTGAGTAAAGCTGATTGAATACCGCCGTAATATTGCGGTATGCCATAAATACCTTGCCCGGGGTCGTATTCTTTTACGTGAACTATTTCGCCCGCATTAAAGTAAATAGGTTCATGACTGTGGTTACTTAATTGTGCATACACACCGCGTTTATCGGTATAGCGCATAGTCAACGCAGGCAAATGGCGCAGCTTAATAACCTGTCCAAATGAATTTTTAATAATCTGCAAATAGGCGTTGCCGCTCCACAGTAAATCAAATGCAAACTTGCTAAGCGCTTGATGGCTTAATAGCGGGTTAGGCTTATACCACTTTAAAATCATGTTGCGTTTAAAGTAGAGAATGGGCCCGTGTTGGGCATTTACTCGCAGCAGTTTAACCAAGCCTTGCAAATTAATGGGCGGTGCGTAAATGCCGTTACTGTCACTAAACACCCCAACGTAATCGGTTAGACGGTTGTCTAAACAAGGCTCCGGATCGCCAAAGCTAAACGTATCGGTTACCGCTGTGCGTTGGTTGTAGTTTGGCGCTTGGCCGTTACTTACTTGTAATCGTGGTTTACTCATTAAGCTGCAATTCCTACAGATGTTTGACGGCTATGGGCATTACCGTCGAGTGGTTCAAATAACATGGCGTGCATAATTGCCCACGCAATATCGGCATGGCCTGTTGTAGCGGTTCGGTTTGTGGCATAAGTAATTTGGTCGCCCACCACTTTACGGCGAATATTAATAAACGAGCTGGCAATGTTTACCGCGTCCTGGTCAAACTCAAAGCGGCGGTTTTGAATAACGTTAATGGCTTTAATTACCATGCGGTTTTTAATAATGGGGTTGTAATGAATTGGCTCGGCATTAGGGTAAAACTTAGTAATAAGCTCCCACACACCATAGCCAATGCCGGTGGTGTCTACGCCAATATGCACAACGTTGTATTTTTCGGTGAGGTGTTTTATCTCGTTTGCCATTGCTTCAAAGTCGTTGCCGCTTAAATCAAGCGCTTCAAGCAGTAAAAACTTTTCGCCTGGCTGCATGGGCGCACTTAAAATGGCAACACTTGCTTTATCGCCAAAGCGGGCAGGGTCAAAACCAATTACAACAGGGCGCAGGCCAAATGGGCGCTCATAGTCTAAATCAAAGTCAGCCCATTTGGTTGAGTCGCCCACGCAGTTCATAAGCTGTTTAAGATTAAACGCACTGTGTGCATCATCAATAAACTTACACATAAACAAGTTATTAAACTCATCTACGCTGTATTCGTTTTCAAGTACGCCAATATCTATACGGTCAAAACCACTGGTTACTACATCGTAAACCGTGAGCATTTGACGCCAAATACCGTCGTCACACAGTTGGCCGTTTTTTAAGTTTTTGTGGCTTACATCTATGGCAAATTCAGGATCGTTACACGCTTTTGTTTTTCGGTACCATTTACCGTTCCAATGGTCGTAGGCTTCGTGGCTGGTAACCGATGGCGTACTAAAATAGGTAATACGTAAATGTTTATGCGTTGCCATAGCCTGCGCCAAACCGCGCAACGACTTATATTTAGGTATCCAAAACACTTCATCTATATATAAATCACCGGATTCAGATTGTGCAGTACGGGCATTGGTACTTTTAAATATTAGTTTAACCGTTTTACCGCCGGCTAAATTAAGCACCATTGGCGAGCCACTTAATTCAATATTAAAATGCTCACGCACCAACGCCACAATATTGGCTTTAAATACCTCGGCTTGGTCGCGGCTCGCGGATATAAATATTTTATTACGGCCATTTACAACCGCATCGTAAAACGCTTCAAAGGCAAAATAAAATGTAGCGCCAATTTGGCGCGGTTTTAATATAAAGCGGGCGCGGTGGTCTTGGTTATCAAACCAATGTTTTTGGTGCGGGTAAAGTAGTGTGTCTTTAAGCGTGTTGAGCATTTCAAGGGTAATGCCAGAGCAATCGTTTTTCTTGTTCTTCTTTGATTTTTTATCGTTGTTGCTATGACTGTTGCCACCACTGTAATTACTTGCGCGCTGTTTTGGGGCTGGGGCTAATTTACTTTTATTAAGCGCGCACAGTTGGCGTGTGCAAAAGTCGAGCTCTTTATAGTCAGCATCGTTTTTATCGTCTTTATCGGCCAGTACATTAATGCGTTTGCTAAAGGCCATTTCGGCATTATAGCTTGGGCACATATCTTCCCATTTGCCAGCCTCAGCCCAGCGGCGAACACTACGCGCACTGGGCATATCGTCAAGCTCGGCTATTTCGTCAACCGTGTAACCCTCAACCACATACAAATCTTGTGCTTTTTTGCGTATTTCTGGTCCGTAGTTCGCCATCTAATGCACCGCGTTAATTAGTTCATAGCGGCAGTGTATTCGTAATAAAGCGCTTAATCTGTCAGTCAAAAACCTAGCCATTCCTAAAAGTTAAATATAGGAATTTCAAAAAGTTAAACCGTTGGAAAGGAATAAAAAGAGGGTGCAAACTGCAATCACTTTAAAGCAATACGCTTAATTTGCACATATTTAAAAAGGGTTGTTTATGCCAGGTCAACTACGTACTAAACCGTTATCGATTGCCGCTGTAGGTATGACCGTTGACGGCCGCGAAATATCAGAGCAAGACGTAGCCGACATTGTAGAAACCTACAACCCACGTAAATACGGTGCACGTATTAATGTTGATCACGAATTTAACTGGTCGGGCTGGGCCGCTAAAAATCTTCATAACGTAGATATTCCCGGCATGTTGGGCGATGTAGAAAGCGTTGCAGCCTATGAAAACGAAGAGGGCGTTGTGTGCTTATACGCAGTGCTTGCGCCCAATCAAGGGTTTGTTGAGCTAAATAAAGCAGACCAAGCCGTTTATTTTAGTATCGAAATTAGCCGCGATTTTATGGGCACTGGTAAAACCTACCTAACCGGTTTAGCCGTGACCGACTACCCAGCCAGTTGTTATACCGACCGTATCCATTTCAGTAGTAAGAGCAAGCCAGATGACACGGACGTCTCTTTATTAAAAGTTGATTTAGGATCATGTGAGCCTATCGACGCCGCCCCTAAAAAACCCTTTTTTAAACGACTATTCGCAAAGGAAGAATCCGATATGAAACCAGAAGAATTAGCCACCGCATTAAAAGATGCCCTCGGCACACCGCTTAGTGAGTTTGGCCAAAAGCTAGATGGGCTTGCCACAAAGCTTGATTCATTCTCAACCACAAAAGTGGAAGGCGAAGAAACCCCGCCAGTTGATGATGAAAACACTGAATTAGCTCAAGTTAAAGAAGAGCTACTAAAAACAAAAACAGCATTAGGTGAACTTAACGACAAGTTTACCAAAGCGTTAAAAGCACCTGCGGGTGATACCACTGACGCCGACGAAGAGCACGAAGGCGAAGAGGGTAAGTACAATAATTTGTACTAATTGCACTCCACCTAACTCAATTTAGCTAAACGCAGGAAAGAATATGAAAACCAGAACTAGAGAATTATTTGTCGCCATTATGGCTGGCATGGCCGTTAATTACGGCGTTACCTCAATGAGCGAGCAATTCAACGTTGAGCCTACAGTAGAGCAGCATTTATATGATGCGGTCTACGAGTCAGCCGAATTTTTACAGATGATCAACACCGTACCGGTTGATGACCTCGTTGGTCAATCGGTGATCATGAGTGTAGACGGTGGCATAACAGGGCGCGCCGGTGTAGAAACTGACGACACAAAAGAGCGACAAACCCGCGATGTATCAAAGCTCGCTAAGCGTGAATACCGTTGTTATCCCGTTGAATGCGACATTCATATCACATGGGTAAAAATGGATCAGTGGTCTAAGTTCCCTGATTTTCATAATCGCTATCGGAACCACGTACGCCAGGCTATTGCACTCGACATTATTAAAATTGGTTGGAATGGAACACATGTAGCCGATACAACCGATATTACAGCCTACCCAATGATGAACGATGTAAACATTGGTTGGCTTGAGTTAATTCGCCGCGATGCACCAGAGCGTGCCATTAGTGAAGGCGCTACCGAAAACGAAATTCGCATTGGTAAAGGCGGCGATTACGAAAACCTAGACCAAGCGGTACACGATGCATTGCAAGGTATTCCAGAGCACAAACGTGCAAACATGGTGGCTATTATTGGCGACGAGCTTTTAGCGCAAGATAAAAATAAGCTGTACGCCAAGCAAGCACATACCCCAAGTGAAAAAACCAAGATTGAATTGCAACAGGTGATTGATACCTACGGCGGTTTGATGACTTACAAAATCCCGTTTTTCCCCGCTCGCGGTATTTTAGTCACCAGTTTTGACAATTTAAGTCACTACGTGCAAACGGGCTCAACGCGTACCAGTGTAGAAAACAACGCCAAGAAAAAGCGCGTTGAGGACTACCTATCACGCAACGATTGCTACTACGTAGAAGACCTTGAAAAAGTCATGTACTTCGAGTCTACCAGTATCAAGTTACCCAATGCCACTGGCGACGCGTGGGCATAACAGCCTGATTATTTAGCAGCAGTTAGCCGCCTTTTTCCCTAGTTTCGGGGCGGCTTTTTTTAACCAAATTAAAGAGTGTTTTTAAATGAGCTTAGTCAAAAAATCATTAGCAAAAGCAGCAAGCAGCGTACCAACAAGCACTAAACCTAATGCGCCAACGGTGGTGGCAACAGCCACAAACACCCATGCGCCAAGCAACGTTAATAAGCAAACCGAGTACCAGCTTTATGCAGCCGCCATTGAATCTGACTTAGCTCAACTAAAAACATTTACCGACATAGCAGACAAAGCAACATATAAATCAGAAGCATTAGAGCGCCAAGATTATTTAGCTTACATAAATGAATACCGGTTAAGCGGTCAATGCCACCCAAACACAGTTTTAGCATGGGTGTTTATTTGGCTAGTTGACTTAAAACGCTGGGATGCAGTGCTTGAATTATTGCCATTTATGATTGAGCAAAAGCAACCGCTACCCACAGTATTTAATACCAAGCATTGGCCTGCGTTCGTTATCGACCAACTCTACGATGATGCTAATTACTACTTAACAGAATCAAAGCAACAAGGCTTGTTTGATATTAGCTACGTACTGCGCGGCCTGATCAATACCGTAAAAAATCAAGATTGGAACGGCCTTGAAGTCGTGGGCGGTAAATTGTTCGCCATTGCTGCCAAGGTTGATGCAGCCCAGCACAACTATGGTAATGCACTGTTATTTGCAGAGCACGCTCAAGCGATTAACGACAAAGCAGGGGTTAAAGGTTTAGTCGATAAGCTAACGAAACAGTTAAAAGGGATCGTTAGCGAATAACAGCTCCAACGCCAGCGGGCAACTTAGCACGTCGTCAGTATTCGTTATTTGACGCCCCGTGACTAAGTGGCGCCCGCACCTAATTTAACGTGTGTTTTTACAGGTGCAATATGAACTTAAGTGGTATGCCAAAAGCAGATTTAAAAGACGTTGATGTAACCATTGAAGGCAATGGTTATTACCCAGCATTAAGCACCGCGTATTTTATTGAGCACTACGCAATTGCCCAAGAGTACGCCAGCAAAAGTGAGCTGCTTGTTGAAAAGCTGCTTTACGCACAGGCCGAAATTAATCAGGAACTAGCAAGTGCAGTGCTTACTAATGGTACGGCATTAAACGCGCAACACGTCTTGTTTTACAACACCGCGGTTTATAGCAAAGCAAAAGCTAAATTACTCGTATCAAAACTTAGCAGCACACACCGTGAAAACGCCACAGCACAAAGCCAATCAGCGATTGATAACCACGACTATTGGGTAAACGAAAGCATCAACGCACTGCGTTTATTGCAAACCCTAAGCCCTAACTTGTCGGTAGAACTGTTATGAGCCAAAGCAAAATTGAGCAGCTTAAACAGCATTTAGTAAGCGTTGAATACCAAGGCCATAAGCTAGCGCTCAATACCCAATTTGATAGCTGGATAGAAGGCGGGCGCATAGAGCCAAGCAGCAAAACCATTAATGGTAACGGGCTATTAGCTGCGCGGTTTTATTACTCAGGTGTGATCAGCATTAATCCATGCTCAGCACCTGCCGCGCTTATCTGTGCCTTTGCTGGGTTTTGGCTGCAAAACAATGGCGGTAGATATGACAGCACCGACATTGAATTTAGCGCCGATGTTAACGACGACAACAGCAATGAAGTAGAGCTGACTATTAACCAGTTGTGCGAAGACATAGAACTTATTCAAACAGATAACGGCCCCTTTGAATTAAACGGTCAGCGTTACGACTTTGGCGAGCAAAGTTTGTGGATAGCCGAGGAATTTATACTGCAAGGCCAAGTAAGCCGTGCTTAACGTCAAATTTGATGAAGGCCAAAGCAAAGCACAATTAAAGTTTTTACTGCTTACTCCAAATAAGCGCCGCAACATTTTACGTGGTGCCATACGCGGGGCAAATAAAAGTAGTAAAGAGCGCATTACCAGGCAAACAGATTTAACAGGCAAAACATGGCAAGGCCGCGCAAACGGTAAGAAAAAGAAAATGCTTACCAAGCTAAAACGCAATATGAAAGTGCGCTACGGCGCAGATAGCGCAGGTGTTTATTTTAGTGGTGGCAATAGCGGAAAAATAGCCCGAGCTCATCAAGAAGGTGTAAGTCTCGATGCTGGCAAACCAAAAAATAAAGCCGCACAAAATAAAGAAGGGCCCGCTACGCGCAATTTAGCCCGGGCATTAATAGCCGAGGGTTACACAATTCCGCGCGGCAAAGGCAAGGGCAGTAAACGCCCCAGCATTAAATGGATAACTGAGCATTTAAGCATTAACCAAGCAGGGTTTTTACTGCGCGATTTAAAGGGCAGCTCAAGCAAGAGCGCGTGGCAAATTGACTTGCCAGCCCGCTCATTTTTAGGGCAAACCGTTAGCGAGCAAAAACAGCAGCAAAGTTTTATTTTAAACAAGGCTATGCACGTGGCGTAGCGCAAAGCAAAAGGAACGATCATGGCACAAGGTAAAGTAACCGTTGCCGCCATACAAACAGGCAGCGGCGCTACAAAACAGGTAGAACGCAGCGTGTTGTTTATCGGTCAAGCGAGCGAGAACAATGGCAAAATTTTATCTATTAATGCACAAAGCGATTTTGATGTTGAGTTTGGCGCTGCCGACTCGCCATTAAAAACGCAAGTGAAAGCATGGCAACGCAACGGCGACGATTTAGTAAGTGGTTATGCAATCCCGCATAGCGCAGGCGACAACGTAATGGCCTTGATTGATAAAGCTATGGACCAAGACGTAAGCCCTGAAATTATTGTTATTTGTACGCCGGTTACAGGCAAAGCCGAGATTGAAAGTTATCAAGCAAAAGCGCTTGAAATTCTATCAAGCCTTGCGCGTCGTGTTCGCATTTTAATAGCTGCCCCAGGTTTAACAGCTGAGCAAAACTGGCCTGATTTAGTGACTTCATTGCAACCGTTAACCGATGGCGTAGTAGGCGATCGTGTGGCTGTTATCCCGCTTTTATTCGGTGACGAACTTGGCGCGGTAACAGGGCGTTTATGTAAACGCTCAGTGACGATTGCAGACAGCCCAATGCGTGTACTTACCGGTGCAATGTCACTCATGCCATTACCCAATGATGCCGCCGGCAATCCGCTTACCAATTCAACTACAGCCGCGCTGGATGCACTGCGTTTTAGTTGCACTCAGTTTTATGCTGATTTTGATGGAACGTATTTTGGCGATGTAAACATGCTGGATGCTGAAGGCGGCGACTTTCAGCAAATAGAATTTGGTCGCATTGTTGATATGGCAGCACGCGCCGTGCGCATTATTGGTATTCAGCACGTTAAAAACCGCCGTCTTAATAACAGCACGAGTGGTACTGAATTTGGTAAGCGTGTGATGGGTAAACCCCTGCGCGAAATGGCACGCTCTATTAATATTGGTCCCGACAAGTTCCCTGGTTTAATTGATCCACCAAAAGACGACAGCATCAGCATTACGTGGCTTAACAAAAAGACCATTCAAGTCATGCTTAAAGTTAAACCCATTGACTCACCTAGCACCATTATCGTGGGCATCATGTTAGATAACGAAGAGTAGGAGCGAGAATGCAAAAAGTATTAGGCGGTAAAGACTTCGACATATTCATTGGTGATTCAATGGTGCATGTAATTGAAGCAGCGGTAAAAATCACTGATGGCCGTGTAGCAAAAATGGTACGTGGCATTCCTAAAGGCTTTGTTGATGGCCCTGTATCGGGTGAAGTCACGCTAAAACTCGACCATGAAAATTGGTTAATAGTGCAGGCGCAAGCTGAAAAAGCAGGTAGCTGGAAAGGCATTGAGCCATTCGATGTGGCGTTTAATGCCGAAGTAACCGCTGGCAAAAAGAACATCGAAGCGTTTGGTTGTCTACCTCAACTAGAGGATTTACTCAACATTAAAGCCGAAGGCGGGGAAGAAGATATCACATCAATTAAGTGCCCAATCACCAGCCCTGATTTTGTAAAAATCAACGGTGTACCGTATCTAACTGACGATGAAGTGAGAGATTTGTAATGACTAAAGCCATTAGTAAGCTCACTGCAACCGTATTACTAAGTACCCTGCAAGCTTGTGGACATACCGTATTTGAAGGGGAACTTAACCTAAATATTATAGGTATTCGTCATGCAAATACCCGTGCTAACACGTTTAACGATGTTATTTGTGTGTTGTATCAGCAAAAGGGCGAGTGGCAATTAAAGCAGTTTAAAGCCACCACAGATGCAGGCCATTATTGGCGTAAACACCCAATGAACATAGATGGCACGGCAGTACTTATTGCAGGGCAGCATAAAAGTTTATGGACGCTGGGTTATCACCAGGGCAAGTACCGCGCCCTTGTTCAACATAAACCCGTTGTCGTACTGCGTGACAACAACAAAGACACCGAGTTAGACACTGACGTCACACCAGAGGCTCAACTACAGCAAGGTTATTTTGGTATTAATTGCCACCGTGCAAACAGTCAAACCATATCAACCCAAGTTGATAAATGGTCTGCCGGTTGCCAAGTGTTTGCAAGCCCGAATGACTTTGATGAGTTTATTGCTTTGTGTGAGCAATCCGCTGCCAAGTATGGCCCTTATTTTACATACACCTTGCTAGAGCAAGCCGACATTAAAGAGAGTAATTGATCATGGCGTTTGAGAAAAATATCACCATTGAAACACCGGTAGGCGAAATCACATTTAACGTAAATGGCGCCGACTACAACAAATACATTAATTCGAATCAGCCTAACAACAAAGTGCAGCCAGCCACTAACTTTGCTTTGAATACCGTTGTTGAAGCAGATGCTAAAAAGTTAAAAGAGCTGGTGCAACAACCAGGCGCAGCTTTGTTTTTAGCCGCTGCGATTGTTGAAGAATATCAGCCTGAGTTTAATTTTACGGTAAAGAAATCGAAAGCCGAGCCAAGCAAATAAGCAAAAGCCGGCTGGATCAGTTACTGGCGTACCACGTTAAATATTTTAGCAACCTGCCAGTAACCGACGAGAGCTTAGCCCAAGCGCTTTACCTTGAAACCCAACAGCAAGAAAACTTAGCAATAGCGGTAAACAATGGCATATGCCAAGCACTCAGCGAGTAATGAATGGCGACACTCAGTAAATTAGACAAACTTACTTATTCAATCGGTATCATTGACAAAGTCACTGGGCCAGTTAATAAAGTCATGGCTAAAATTAATCAGCTAAGTCAGCAAACAGCCGCTGCGCAAGACCAAATGATGCGCGGTGCAGCAACGGCTGTTGGCGGTGGTTATGCCCTGGCAAAATCATTAGCGCCCGCTATTGATCATGTTGCTGCGTTGGGAGAAGTTCAATCGCTTGGCGTTGCCGACGACGCACTACAACAGCTTACTAAAACATCTTATAAATTTGGTTTTGAATTTGGCGGTAACTCGGCCGAGTTTGTGCGCAGTGCTTACGATATTCAATCAGCCATTGCGGGGCTCAGTGGGTTTGAGTTATCTGAGTTTACCAAGTCCTCAAATATACTTGCTGTAGCAACCAAAGCCGATGCCGGCACTATCACCAGCTATATGGGCACCATGTATGGCATCTTTGAAAAAACCGCCAATAAAATGGGTAAGTCTAATTGGGTAAACCAAATAGCAGGGCAAACGGCTACCGCAGTACAACTATACAAAACCACTGGTGCAGAAATGCAAGCCGCGTTTTCAAATCTGAGCAATACAGCGACTAGTGTGGGATTAAGTTCAGCGCAGCAATTTGCAATGGTCGGGCAGTTACAATTGGTTGCTAAATCGGGCTCTGTTGCGGGTACTCAAGCTGAGAAGTTTATCCAAGGTATTGGCAAAGCTGAAAAAGTATTAGGGCTTAAATTGACCACCGATAACGGCGACATGCTCGCCGTTGACGCTGTGTTAGATAAAATTAACAGCAAAATATCGTCGTTAGGCTCTGTTGATAAACTCGGTGTACTTACTGAAATATTTGGGGCACAAGGTGCTAAAGCGGTAAACGTTCTTAGTGAAAAGGTACAAGGTCTTAATGCAGATATTACAAAGTTTGAAAACGTACAAGACAGTTCCAAAGCAATCGAAATGGCAAAAATTATTGCAAGCCCGTGGGATAGATTAGGTGGCTCGTTTAATGCGGCGGCAACAGCAATGGGCAGTCGATTATTACCCGTTGTTGAACCGTTCGTTGAATTACTGGCTGCAGGCTTTGCGGGCATTGTGTCGTTAACTGAGCGCTTTCCTATTTTATCCAGTGTTATTGCAACACTTGTAGTGGGCATTGTGGCGCTTATCTCTATTTATGGCGTGGTCATGTTTACGATGGGCCTATACAAAATGGCGCTGGTAACAAGTGGTGCGCTCACGATGGGTTTAACAGTTATAACTAAATTATGGCAAGGCGCACTCATCGCATTACGTGTGTTGGGCTTTTTGTCATTGATTGCCACCGTTGGTGCAGCTGCAATTGCCTTTGGTGCCTTTAAAGGCGTTATGCTCGCAGGCCAAGCCGCCACGTGGTTATTTAATACCGCATTATTGGCTAACCCAATCACCTGGATTGTATTAGGTGTTATGGCATTAGTTGCTGCAGTAGGGGCACTTATTTATTTTTGGGATGATTTAGTCGCTGCGTTTCAAAACACCGCATGGGGTAACGCGCTCATGCAAATCTTTGCAGGCGTAAAAGCCGCGTTTAATAGCGTGATTGATAGCGTTAAATGGGTGCTTGAAAAGCTGGGTTTAATTGACGACACCGAAGCAAAAATAAAAACAGAAGCGCTTACAACTCACGAAAATATTAATCGTGCGCAGCCTAAAAATTTAGTGATGCAAAATGCAGATCAGGCATTTAGCCGCGACTATGGCCAAAGCGTTATCAACAAAGCCGCACAAGAGCCAATCAGTTCAACTAATGATTTTACTAACGCTGCAAACTCGCCTGTATTTAGTCGCACACAAACGCAACTCACCAGTATTAATACGAGTACAGGGCAATCAAATGCATTACCTGCGGCTAAAACAGATCAGGCAATTACCAACTTAGCGAATACCAGTGCCTACAAAGTAGAGCAGCTAAGCACCGAACAGCAACAACAAAGCAGCTATAAACCAAAAGTACAAAAGTCAGCTTACTTACAAAGCTTAACCAACAACAGTAATACACAAAATAGTAATCGCGATCATAGCAAGCGCGTGTATATCGACAACTTAACCGTTAAGTCAGACGACCCAATAAACAGTATTGAACAACTGATGGAGTTAGCAGGCTAATGGCAACGATAAATATTGATTTAAACATCATAGATAACGACATAGCGCTTGATGGCTTTGCAGTGCCAAGCCAGTTAACCAATAGTGACGTGATTGCACAAGACGTAAAGCACCGCATTATCGAAAGCCGAAAACTCACTGAACTTATTGGTCTGCGCAATAAAAACATTGTTGCAAAAGTACTTACCGAAATAGAACTGATCGTTGAACAAGACGAACGATTAATACCCGGTACCATAAAAGTAACTAAGCAGCTAACGGGTGAAATAAGCGTAACGGCCCACACCATTGAAGGGGCAATTTAATGGACTACACCCATATTTTTAAGCAAGAACTAACCAATGCTGGCATCCCTGTAACCAATGATGAACTGCGAGCGCTTTGGCAAAAGCATGTAGACCAGGGCGAATTTACGGTAAGTAATACGAGTACGTTTAGCCCGTTTTTTCGTTTGCAAAAATCAATCATGGTTGAACCGGCAGAGCAGCTTATCAATAGCTTAATTACTCACGTAATGCCTAACTCGTTTGTGATGCTTGCAGGCGGTGAATGGCTCAAGCAACACGGCGAGTCACGTAAAACACCAAAGCTACCTGCAGTTAAGGCGCAAGGGGTTGTTGAATTTACTCGAACGGATATTGATACTGAGCTTGTTATACCTTCAGGTACAGTCGTTGAGAGCTTACCAATAAACGGCCAAGTGTATCGGGTGTTCACCTTATACGACCAAGTTTTTGCAATGGATGAAGCAACGCACAATGTGCCTGTACAAGCAGAGCAAACAGGACAAAGCTACAATTTAGCCGCCGGCTATTATGTGCGTGTTATTTCAGATATTGAAAACCTAACCGCTACAAATAATACCGATTGGCTGACCACTGCAGGGCAAGATATTGAAACCGACGATAACTACCGTTTGCGTATACGTGATGCGTTTTCGTCATTAGGGAGTTATCACGTTGATGCTGTATATCGCTCTATTATTTCGGCCTTTACGGGCATATCAGTCGACAACATTGTATTTGAAAAAAACGCACCACGGGGACCGGGCAGTGCCAACGCCTATGTATTTTTAAATGTAGGTGACATTAGCCCAGCGTTACTCAACCAAATTAATAATTATATTGCGGCGGGAAATCATGGCAGCGGCGACGACTTACAAGTATTTGCTATTAATAAACAGCCATTTGATATAGCGGCTAACTACCAACAGCACCCAAATACCCAAAATCGCAGTGCCGATATTGAGCAATTTATACGTGCCGCATTTAGACAAAATGCAGCTTATAAAAGCGTAACTAAATGCGCGCCTAACGAGCTGTTTAGCTTTAGCCAATTAGCCACCGAGTTACACACACAATTTAGCGAACTTAAAACAATTCGTTTTGAAAACGACGATATTAACTGCGAACTGTGGTTGCCGGCTATTAGCAGTATGGTGCTAAACAATGAGTAATAACTTAGCGCCCGAACTACCTATTTGGCTTACAGAGAAAAATGCAACAGCGCTTGCAAGCGTTGCCCAAAGCTATTGGCAAGAAATAGAAAGCTATTTGTTTTGGTGGTTAGCACAGCAGCACAGCGAGAATGCACAAACCGCTATTCTAGATTTACTGGCATGGGAGCGCAGCATTAACCGCCTGCCAGGTGAAAGCTTAGAGCTTTATGGTATGCGAGTAAAACACGCGTTCGCAAATGCAACCGATGCGGGTTCAAACGTGGGGATGGAGCAAATATTTAAACGCCTGGGCTGGGGCTTTATTCAAGTTAACGAACGCGTGCCCGGCTTTGATTGGGACATGGTAGAAATTGCCATGCTAGAAGATCAGTTCAGCGGTAAAGAGCCGTTAATAAGCGAAATAATTAAACAGTACGGTCGTACGTGTCGCCGTTATTACTTAACCGCATTAACAGCAGTAACCACTACACATGCCAGTGGTCTAATTGAATTTGATAAAGAGGTGATAGGGTGAGCCAATTACAAATAACTAACGCGGGGTTAGATTATCGCAACGCCGTATTTGCAGGGGATGAAGTACAAAACATCACACATTTTGTGTTTGCCAACATTAGCGGGCAAGACGAAAACGCACCGATTGATCCTAACACTGTGATACCCGCAAATATTGTGCATAGCCAGCCGGTTAAAGCGGTATCAAAAGTAGATGGTAACGCCATTGTTATAAGCGCGGTGCTGGGCTATGACATTGGTGATTTTGAATATAACTGGTACGGCGTAGTGGCAACCAAAGCAAACAACGAGCAAGTACTTATTGCGGTAGTAACCACCGCGATACAAACCAAAACTAAAACACGCGATATTGTTGTGGGTAACTACAGCGTAAAAAGTGTGGTTTGGCGCAGCCAAAACGTTGCCGATGATTTAAGTATTACGCTGAGCGCGTTGCCGTGGCAAGTGCAAGACGGCGAGTTTGTAAGCGCCGCTGATTTTGATGTGCATACGCATGATCAGTACCTGCAAAAAACCGAGTTTAATGCGCTATTAGAGTTTGTTACCCAACCAACAATAACGTTGTTTAATCGCCATAACATTATTGATAGCAACCAATATTTAGCGTCGCTTATAGGAGTTGATGAATTACCACTCAAAGGTAACGAATGGTTCTCAGTGCGCGCAAGTAACGGCGAGCCAGTTATAAAACAGGCTAATGCTGATGAATCAACAGCTAAGTTTAAGCGCTTGGCCGATGGCGCAATTGATACCCAAGTAACTATAGTGGCAGATGATAAAAACGAGCGTGTATTTGTGTATAACGCAGTTGAAAATGTATGGGAGTTTTAAATGGATAGCTTAGTTCGTCAGTCAAATGAAGAAATAGGTAATATAGTTTTCACAGTCAATACAAAAACTGTAGATGGTAATAGCTTATTGCCTTGTGATGGGTCGAAGTACTTAACGAAAGACTATCCCGTCTTATCTAGTGTTATAGATGATAAATATAAAGAAGTTGGTATCGAAGGAATTGAAAAAAACGCCATAGATTGGTCTGATTATATTAATGCTAATACGACAGTTAAAGTGATTGGTTCAAATATTTATATCTTTGTTTCTACAAGTTCAACAATAGGCTTAATTACTTCAAACGATTCGGGTAATAGCTTTTCTGAGTTAGTGCCTTTCAATAACCTATTAGCTAGCAGCAATGCACCTCTAGGTAGTGAAATAAAGTGTAATGATGCCGCTGATATATTGCTTGTTTGTAAAGGTTGGTATTCGTTCGTGTCGAAAGACCGAGGAATTACTTGGGAAGAGGAAAATCACTACTCTGGCGGTGTTAGTTCTTATTCTGAAATCGAGCATTACGATGTGTCCCCAAGCGGACAGAATATGCTTATACAATCAAAAAGTTATAATACAAATGTGTTTCACATGCGCTCATATGACGGCGGTAAACTTTGGCAGAATGATATTACTGTTGACAATGTGTTCAGTCGTGGGAGTCTTAGCAGTAGGTTTGGCTTTACTGGCGAATCAACATTACTTGTTGAGTCAGGTGTAAATAGCGAAGGAACAGTTGTTAAAGTAGATTTTCACACGCTTAATTCAAGCGCTTCATTAGAGGGGTATCTTAGTGGCGGGCATTATAACCTTAAAACGAAACCAGAAGGAGCAATATATCACTTAGGGCATTTTACAAGTTCTAATTCTAATCATGATTCAGACCGTTTTTACTTTACGACTAACGGTGTGGATTGGAAATTACTGCCCCGCTTGCTTTCTGGGGGTAGGATTTGGAGTAGTTATAACCTTCACCTTTTTGGGACGCTATACGATTTTTCAGTATCTAGTGATAATTTTTTATACGTGTGTACAGAAAGCGGGGTTTTTAGGGTAAGTCTTAATGACGACGCTGATAACTGGGTTAAGGTGTATGACGGAGGTGGTACAGGTCTACCTATAAACGGAATAGCTAAAGCAGGCTTAATTGGCGGAGACGTTGGCATATTTTCACACGATGGTTTGATTTATAACTTTGCAAATAAGATAAGTGAATTTGAGTTTTTTACACCATCTTTAGCAGATGATGCCTTTGCTGATTTTAGTAAGATAGTAGGTGATAAAATATGAACATGTATTTATTTGACAGTGAAGGTGTGTTTCTAAGAGTTCATAAATATATAAAAGGGGCATCAATACCAACAGAGTTTTACACACTAAAAGCTCCACCGACATCAAATTACGATGAAATTTGTATATTCAAAGAAGGAAGCTGGGCTGTTCAACGCATCGCAGCACCACCAGAAATTAAAGAGCTAACAAACGTAAGCGTAACTGGTGAGCACGTAACGCTTGGCGCAGGTGGCATTTGGTGGCTACCGATTAATGAGGGTTTTACGCTTACTGCTAACGCTCAGCTACAAGATATGGAAATGATGATAATTATTGAACGAGTTGTTAGCAACAATGTAATAGACGATTTACGCGCTAAAGCAAGTATTGTTGACGGCTTAATTACAATCAATTCAAAGTTTACGCAATCGGGTAATTATCAAATTACAAGTGAGCGTTTAAACGCAGGGCTTGAAGCCGTTGATGCACCATTTCGTTTAGTGTTCGATAACGTAGAGTTTGACGCTTATGTTTAGCATTAAACTTAATTTTATAAGCGCAGGTAAAGCGCGGCTATTAGAGCCATTAAAAACCCAATTTGGTGAAGTGCATAGTGGTTTTTTGTATGGGCTTACGCTCAGTACAAAGTACTGATAATAGGGTGAGCGCTATAGCATGCAAATATCACATTCATTTAATACCCAAAGTAGGGAAGCACTTAACGCGGCGTGTACGCAAGTAAATATTATTGCACTTAATAGCTACCAAACACCCAGTTTAATAACAGCCGCAGCGGGTAGCACATTACTAGCAACAGCTATAAACGACGCGACACGCCAACAACGGCCAAGTGCATTTAATGCAGTAATACTCAGTTGCAGTGCAAGCTCCCCCGCACAACTTGCCAATAAATTAGCCGAGTTTAACCAACATTGCCCCTTAGCAGTATTTACCCATGCGGCCGATCATGCATTGAGTTTATCAACACTCGATACAGACAAAATGCGCTTACCCACTATCGAGCAATCAATAGAGTGGCAACAAATAAGTAATTGCTGTGCACTGCCGGCACTTGCTAATGCTTTTAGCGATAAAAGTTTAGCGTTAGTTAATGACGAAGGTGCAAACCTAATTACAGATATTGATACAGCCTTGGCACTTACGGCGCAATTAAAAGCAAAGCGGGATCAGCGTTTAACTAACTCGCTATTTTTAACCTGTGACAACTTAACAGTAACGAACAGTAATGCACAAAGTGCTAGGGGTCTTGCACAGCAAATAGAGACACTGGGTAATAACGACAAGCATTGGGCTTACTGTGTATTTGTAGGCAGTAGCGAAAATATAAAAACGATTAAAGAGCTATTCGCATGATCACACTTAATGGCTGGCAAGTACCAGGCTACGAAACGCGTATAAATTGTGGCATAAAATTACCCAGCGACGACTTAAGCGGCTTGGGCTCATTTACATTATCAAACGATAAGGGCATTAAGCCAGGCGTTGTTTCAATCACCACCAAAATACCGTTTGTTAATGCCAGCGAATTGGCCGAGCTTGTGAGCAATGCAAAGCATGTGGATGAAAACGGCGCGCGTTTAATATTTACCATTAACAGCGACGTGACCGAGGCATATAAAATACGTAAAGCCAAATTCTATGGGGGAATAAATACCACTGAACTAGAAGACGTTAAAGCCTGGCAAGTAACATTTAAATTACTAGAAGTACTTTCTACTGCAGAGCGTAATCAGCAGCAAATTGATGGCAAAGCAAAAGAGAATAGCCAAACCCAAGCGGTAGACGGTCATGCCACAGTACAAAACGCATTTGATAAAAGCGAAGGGCCATGAGCAGCAGCCGGCTAATTAAAACCCTCACTATTGGTGGCGAATCGGTCATTAATTTAGTGAGCGATAATATTCAACTCGACTTGTACAGTACAGGCCGTGCAAGTTTTGTTGTAGTTGTAGAGCAAGAGCCACAAGGTTTAGTTGAGTTACACATAGGCTACGCCATTGACAACATGCAACCGTATTTTTTAGGTGTAATTGAAGCAAAGCACCAAAGCAATGGCCGCTGGTTTTTAACCTGTCGTGAATTGATTGGCGCATTATCGTTCCCTCATAATTTTGCAATACGCCACGCCACATTAGCTAACGTGTGCGATGCACTTAGCACCATCGGTATTGAATTTATTTACCCCGACGCTAGCTACACACATACACCCGTGCCCGCGTTTTATCACCAAGGCACTGGCATTGAAGCACTGCGCCAGTGCGAGCATGTATTTAGTATTCCTGGTTTTATATTTCAGCAACGCCCCGACGGTAAAGTATACGTTGGCAGTTGGCACGACTCACGTTGGCCGCAAAGCGAGATAACCGACTTTGAAGAACACCCAATAAAAGTAACCGGCGCAAATACAGGCTCGATAGTAGCAACCCCCAAACTAAGACCAGGTATAAAATTAAATAACCGCTTCATAACCGAAGTAACACTTAGTGAAAACAAACAGGTGATCAGATGGTCAAAAACGCTATAAAGCGCTTAGTGTTGCGCTACTTTCCAGAGCTAGGCCAACGCAAACACTTACCACAACTCGCGCGTATTGAACGCATTTACGATATACCCGCGACCACAACAATTAGCAGTGCCTTTAGGCCACTAAAAGCCGCTGACGTACAACTATTAAACCCGCTCACAGGCGAGCCATTAGCTGTGCCTATATTTCAGCAAGTAACACTCGGCACAGGCCAAGCGCCCGATCACGGATTACTAAACGAGCCAATGCCAGGCATGCAGTGTTTAATACAGTACATCGATGGCCTAAACAGCCACCCCGTGATCACCAGCTTATTACCTTGGCAAAGCTTAGTGCCAGAACACAAACGTACCGACGTAACACTTCAACAAAACAGCCGCAGCAAACTACAAGGCCGCGACGGCAACTGGCATATAAAAACCGACGGCGACATAACCCAATCAAGCGATAGTAGTAAAATAAAAACGCGCAACCGCGAAGAAATTTACCATCAACGCACCTGCAGCATAGCCACGCACGACATTGCAAAAATAGACGGCAACCAAATAACCGAAGTCATGGGCGCCCTAAAAACAGTAGTCGGTGAAAAAGCCTTAATCGTTGCACTTGAAGGGTTATTGCTAGGCAGTAAAAAACAGGTAGATGTTGAAGCCACCGAAAACATGAACCTAACCACACTCAAAACCTTACACGCCAAAGCCACCAAACTGGCAAAGATAGAAGGTAAAACAGTGTGGTTGGGTGACAGCTCAGTAAACGTAGCGCAAGTACTGCTTGATTTAATAAGCCTGGTCGAGCAAATGAACCAGACTTTATCAACGCATACGCATAATTCACCACTACCAACACCAACAGAAAAGACCGATTTTGTTGGTTATAAAGCTGAAGCTAAAGGTTTAAATAGTAAGCTAGAACCGATAGTTGAGTAGTTGTATTAGTTTTAAATAGATTTTACATTTTTAATTCATAGGCTTACATTATAATCGGGCGAAGTATCAGTGAGCAAATATGGAGCACATTTTATCCTTAATATCTTTGCCTCTTGACTGGATGTAATGCTCTATTAAACTTTAAAAGGTAAAAAGATGGATAATACCCGTAATAAATTAACGATGTTAGCTAATAGGTATAAAAGATTACTATCCAAAAAATACAATCATATATGTTTAACTAATGGCTGTAACGAACAAGCGATTCTATCTCACTCGATATCAAAATCTACATTGAAAAAAATAAGTGAAGATCAGCATGTAATAAGTCCAATTTTTAACTTGGGTGTAAATAAAAGTTACATGTCTAATGCTATTGTTAGCGAAAAAAATGTAGGATTTAAAAAAATTGGAATAAATAAAGCTAGCGCGTATAAAGTTTTTTGTAGCAAATGTGATAATTCTATTTTCGCTAATTTAGATAATAATGGAATACTTTCATATAGAGAACTTTTTCTACAGCTTTATCGATCTGTATGTACGAAGAAATTTCAAAATGACGTTGTGAAAAAATCAGAGATAGACATATTAAACTATGAATTTAATTCCAATACTGAGTTTGAGTTGAGTTCAGAGCTTTCAATAGATAACTTGATATTACTTTCTGAAGATCTATTGATTGATTTTCCTGATTTTGATCAAAAAATTGAAGTTCCACCTGGTCACACGATGGTGAGTGAAGCGTATTCCGATAATGTCGATTTAAGAGTTTCTTTTATTCATAAAAAATTACCCCAATACTTTAACTTTTCACTTCAAAACTGTGTACATTTAACTTTGGATGGCGAAAATCATTATTGTATATTTATATTAATCCCACATTCTGATCACTCAAGTTTAACAATTTTTTGTCATAAAAATGCAAAAGAACAATTCCTCTATTATATGAGAGATGAATTTAAAACTTTAAATTTACTGGAATCTATTTTAATGCTTGATTCTGAATTTTATTTACCACCATCAGTGTTGTCTGAATGGAGCGAGGAGAAAAAGAACTTAATTGAGACTGATTACTATTTCGTTAATGAAAGGAAATTTTTACAAGAGTATGAAGTTTCAATATTTGATGATTTGAGAAAAATTGTGTGTGAAAAGTTTAATGGTGAATCAGGAATATATACAAATGATGAGAAATCAACTCTTTTGAATAAAGAGTATCAGAAATTGTATAACTTGCCTGAACGTCCATCATTTAGAGATAGGATTAAGGACATTGAGATTTACAATAGGGAACAAAGAATTAAAAAATTTGATTTATCCAAGAAAAAAACACAACAAAACGTTTAA